GGTGATTCGAAGCTCGGTATTTTTTTAGTCATAGGTTGCAAATTTCCATGTCCTATCCGAAAATATAAATAAAAAGTTTTATGAAAATACAAAACTTAGAAATTAATAAAATAAAACCATATTCAAACAATCCTAGAAATAATAAGGCTTCTATAGATAAAGTGGCATCTAGTATAGAAGAATTTGGATTTAGACAACCTATAGTAGTAGATGAAAATTTAATTATACTAGCTGGACATACAAGGCTTGATGCTTCAAGAAAAATAGGACTAAAAGAAGTGCCTGTCCATATAGCAAAAGACCTTACTGAAGCACAAAAAAAGGCTTTTAGAATAATGGACAATAAATCTTCTGAAGATTCTTCATGGGATAAAGATTTATTAAATTTAGAAATAAAAGACCTGATAGCAGATGACTATGACCTAAACATGACAGGATTTTCTAACGAAGAAATAGAGGAATTATCTGTTATTTCTGAATCTATATTAAAGGGAAAAACTGATGAAGATAGTATTCCTGAACCACCTAAAGAACCAAAAAGCAAACTAGGTGATATTTATGAATTAGGACATCATACATTAATGTGTGGCGATAGCATTAGCATTACTGACGTAGATAAATTAATGGATGGCAAAAAAGCAGACATGGTTTTTACCGACCCTCCTTATGGTGTTAATTATCAATCTAACATGAGAACAAAATCTGAAAAATTTGATGTAATTAAAAATGATGATGATTTTTTAGATATTGTGCCAATAATTGAAATCGCATCTAATGGATGGGTTTTTATATGGACGACATGGAAAGTTATTGATACATGGATTGAAAAAACAAAAGGTCTTGGTTTTATGAATAATATGATTATTTGGTTCAAAGGTGGCGGAGGTATTGGTGATTTAAAAAAAACATTTTCAACTGATTATGAAATTGCTTTGGTTTGGAATAGAGGAATTGAATTGAAAGGTAAAAGAATTGGGAGTGTTTGGAATATTAACAAAGATGGTAGTAGTTCATATCTTCATCCAACTCAAAAACCTGTAGCATTAGCAGTAGAAGCAATAGATAAAACTACCAAAAACGCTGATATAGTTTTAGATTTATTTGGTGGTAGCGGTTCAACTTTAATTGCTTGTGAAAAATTAGCTAGAAAATGTTACATGATGGAATTAGACCCAATATATGTAGATGTGATTATAGAGCGATGGGAAAATTTCACAGGTAAAAAAGCTAAGTTAATTGATGAAAATTAAAAAAGAAACAAAATATAACCAAGTCAAGCATAAATATAAAAAAACAAGCATAGGAAAAAAAAATCTTAAGACTTCTAGCATGTATAAACACAAAAAGAGAAGATTGGGTTTATAACTAATTTTATGTATCTATAATTATAAAATGGCGGAAATACCAAACTATAAAATTGCTGTTATGTCTAAACTTTTAGATTTATCTGAAAGACATATAAGAAGATTGGCTAATGATGGTGTTCTAAAAAAACCTGAAAAAAACAAAGGATGGGAAATAACTAATGTGACCTTATATATTAGATATCTAAGGGAAAGAGCCTTTGGCACAAATATTGGCGAAACAGATATATATCAGCAGAAATTGAGACTTACTAAGAATCAAGCAGATCATAAAGAAATAGAAGTTGCAGTATTATCAAGCAAATTAGTACATTCAGACGATGTTATTGATACTTGGCAGAACTTTATTGCCAATTGTCGTTCAAAACTATTAAATATACCTGCAAAAGTTACACATCAGGTCTTAGGACTTAAATCCTATGCTGAAGTAGAAGATTTAATAACAACAGAGGTACATGAAGCATTAAATGAACTCGCAAACTCAGGACTTCCAAAAAACACTACAAATAATCTGGAATCAGTCAATACAGACGTTCAAGCCACCAAAGAAACTCAAAGTTTCTGAATGGGCAGACAATCATAGAGTTCTAACATCAGAATCTAGTGCGGAAGCTGGTCAATGGAAAACAAGTCGTGCTGAATATCAACGTGGCATCATGGACACACTTAATGATAGAGATATTGAAAGCATTGTCATCATGTCCTCTGCTCAAGTTGGCAAGACTGAAATACTTTTAAATATGCTTGGCTACCATATTGCACATGACCCTGCACCAATGTTGGTTGTTATGCCAACACTAGAAATGGCAAGAGCCTTTTCAACACAAAGATTATCCAAAATGATTTCTGCTTCTGATGCTTTGCGAGGTAAAGTCAAAGATTCTAAAAGCAGAGATAGTGGCAACACGATATTATCCAAATCGTTTGGTGGTGGCTTTGTAGTTATCTCAGGAAGTAATTCACCTGCATCATTGTCATCAAGACCATGTAGAATTGTTTTATTAGATGAGGTTGATAGATACCAACCAACACCTGAAGGTGACCCTGTTGATTTAGCTAGAAAAAGAACTTCAACCTTTTGGAATCGTAAAATTATTATGACATCAACACCAACCATTGATGGCATGAGTAGAATCCAAGATGCTTGGAATACATCAGATCAAAGAAAGTATCATGTGCCTTGTCCACATTGTAAAACCTATCAACACTTAGAATGGTCAAACATTAAATGGGATGATGATTTAAAAAATGTGAATTATGTGTGTACAAATTGTGGAGTTCTTATTGATGAATCCGATAAACCTTACATGATGCAAAATGGCAAATGGGTACAAGAAGGCAATAAAAGCAATGTTGCTGGTTTTCATCTAAACGAGTTGTATTCGTCCTGGCGAACTTGGAAAGAAGTTGTCGAATCATTTTTGGTTGCTAAGAATAATCCAGAACAATTACGAGTTTGGGTAAATACATCATTAGGAGAATGTTTTGCAGAAAAAGGTGAAGAAATAGAATCCGATAGTTTGTTGAATCGCAGAGAAAACTATGACCATGAAACTATCCCTGAAAATGTTCTAGTTCTCAGTTGCGGAATTGACTGCCAGTCAGATCGTATAGAAGCACAAGTTGTCGGTTTCTCAGCAGACAATCAAATCTTTGTAATTGAATACAAAATCTTTTGGGGAGACCCTAACCAATTGGAAGTATGGAAAGAACTAGATGAATATTTATTATCATCATTTACAAAAGAAAATAATCATAAATTAAAAATAGCTATCACTTGTATTGACTCAGGTTATGCTACACAAAGTGTTTATGGTTTTGTAAAACCAAGACAAGGCAGAAGAGTATTTGCTGTTAAAGGACAAAGCATAAGTGGCAAACCAATTGCCAATCGACCAACACAATCAGGCAGACAAAGAGTTAGCCTTTATCCCATCGGAACTGATACTGCCAAAGATACTTTGTTTAGTTGGTTAAATGTCGCAGAAGAAGATCAAGCTGGATATATCCATTTCCCAAGTACAGTCGATGAAGAATATTTCAAACAACTAACAGCAGAAAAAAGAATTATCAAGTTTCATCGCGGACAAAAGAAATTAGTTTGGAAACAAACACGTGAAAGGAATGAAAGTCTTGATAATTTTGTTTACGCTTTGGCAGGATTTTATATTCTCTCTCCAAATCTAAATAAAATAAAAACCAAAAGCGAATCTCAAGAAGCACAACCTAAACAAGAGAAAAGAAAGAATCTAATTAATCGCAGAAGAAGAAATACTTGGGTAAACGATTGGTAAAAAAAAGCCACCTAAGTAGGTGGCTCTTTTTAAAATCAAGAATTAGTTATTTGATACCTTTTGCAAACTCTTTAAAAAAAACTGGTGCTAAATGTCCTAAGTTTCTTTTAAGGGTGTGAGCCATGTGTTTAGCTTGTAATTCTTGCTCATATTGGGAAACATCAAAATCAATACAGATTTCCATTTCTATCTTATCCTCTTTTTTTGTGCGATGAAAAACAGCAAAACCATAGTCAAGTCCTGCATACCATATTTTATTCCATAAAGTTTTTTCTTTTTTTGTTGGTTTATAAGTCATAATTTTCTCCTTTTTTATTGTTTATGGTTATTATATTAGCAACTTTTCAGAAAATTACAACTATTATTTGCAAATAAATTAAATTAATTTTATTTATCTTTTAATGATAAAATGCTTTTTAATTCTATTTTTTTAGAAGAAATTTTTGTATTCAAAGTATGTCCAACGCATTTGACAGAACCAATTATCCAACACAAGAACCAGATACTATTGTCGTAGGCGATAGATTATTGTGGCGAAGAGATGATTTAGCTAATACCTATTCACCTTCTTCTTTTTCTTTAACTTATGAATTTCACGAAGATTCAGGCGGTGGCGGAAGTCACAAGTTTGCTATTACAGCTACTGAAGCCGATGATACTTATTATGTTGAAGTAGCATCAGCAACTACAGCCAGTTATGCAGATGGCGATTTTATTTGGAACGCTTTTATTACTAGAAGCTCAGATGCACAAAGAATTAGAGTAGATACAGGTAGAACTACAGTAGTTAAAAATTTAGCTAATACCAATGCAGATTTAAGAAGTCATGCAAAAAAAGTTTTAGATAATATTCAAGCTGTTTTGGAAAATCGTGCATCTGTAGATCAATCTTCTTTTTCGATAGCTGGTCGTTCCCTTTCAAGAATGTCAGTTGATGAATTACTTACTTTCAGAGATAGATACAAAGTTGAATATTTGCAAGAAATAAAAGAAGCAAGAATCAAAAACAAACAAAGGTCAGGTAATACAATTGAGGTTAAATTCTAATGGCTTGGTACGACAGATTTAATAGAAAACCAAAAAGAAAAAAGACTTTACACACTAGAAAATTTCAAGGTGCTAATACAGGCAGATTGTTTTCTGATTTTTTTCAAACATCTACCTCTGCCGATGAAGAAATAAAAAACAATCTTAGACTACTAAGAGATAGATCAAGAGATTTAGCCAGAAACGATAGTTATGTCGCTAGATACTTGATGCTTATGCAATCCAATGTAGTAGGCAGTAATGGTATTAGATTATCAATGAAAGCTAGAAATGATGATGGCTCATTAGATATTGTTGCCAATCGAATCATTGAACAACGATGGCGTAAGTGGTGTAGTTTAGGCAATTGCACTACCAATGGCAGATTATCTTTCATTGATTGTCAAAAATTATTTATTGAAGCATTAGCCAGAGATGGTGAAGTATTAGTACGTCATGTTAAATCAAGAGATTCAGAGTTTGGTTATCAGATAGAGTTTTTAGAAGCAGATCATTTGGACGAAACAAAAAATGACAACACCACAAACAACGGCAACAAAGTCAAAATGGGTGTTGAAATAAATGGTAGCAATAAACCTGTAGCCTATTATCTGTTTCAAAACCATCCTTTTGATAATCAATTCCAAGCAGGTCAAAAACATATTAGAGTCAAAGCAGAAGATATGATTCATGCTTATATTCCAAATCGTCCTGAACAAAATAGGGGTGTGCCATTTACTGCTTCTTCCATGTCAAACATAAAATTATTAAATGGTTATTTAGAAGCAGAAATTGTTTCTGCAAGAGTATCAGCAAGTAAAATGGGTTTCTTTACAAGTCAAGATGGTGATTCATATGTCGGTGATGGAGAAGATGAAGAGTATGTGCCAATAATGAATGCTGAAGCTGGAACTTTTGAACAGCTACCAGCAGGAATGGATTTTAAATCTTTTGACCCTGACCATCCCACATCAGCTTTTGAATCATTTAGTACACAGGTTTTAAGAAGTATTGCATCAGGTTTAAATATTTCTTATCACGCTTTGAGTAACGATTTAAGTTCTGTAAATTATAGTTCTTTACGAGCAGGTGCGTTAGAAGATAGAGAAATGTATAGACTCTATCAAAGATTTACCATTGACCATTTCATCCGACCTGTATTTGAAAAGTGGCTTGAAATGTCAATCTCAAGTGGTGCTATCTCAACATCTCCAAGTACCAACCAACCTTTGCCAATGAGCAGATACGATAAATTTGCTGATTCCGCAAACTTTATACCAAGAAGCTTTTCTTGGGTTGACCCACAAAAAGAGATGATGGCATCTATTAGCGGTATGCAATCAGGTCTAGTAACTTTTCAAGATGTTCAAGCAAATTATGGTAGAGATGTTGAGGAGTTATTTGAGCAACATGAAAGAGAAGAAAAGTTAGCAGAACAATATGGTATTAAAACCGCTTTTCAACCTTTCGGAATGAAAATGCCTGTTGAAGCTGATATTCAAGGTGGCGAAGATGGCAACTGATTTTCCAACCAAAGGAGATGATAAAAAAATCAGTTTGCGAAACTCAAATTACCCACAGTTTGATTATAACTTTATTGCAGGGGTAAAAAAAAATGACCCTGATATTTATAAAGCTGGTGGCAATATCAGAGGTAGCGAAGCATTTAATTTATGGACAAAAGCTAGAAATGGTGAAATGACTGCAGGTGTCATAAGCTGGATAAAAGAAAGAGAAGCATGGGGTGCTAGACATTTTCAAGATGGCTCACAGTTTAAATCAGGCGATAAAGCTGGTAGACCTTCAAATATTGCAGGTGTAATAGCACAGATGAAATGGGGTATAATTGGCACGTTAGGTGAACAAAAAATGAAAGATGTTGTTTTAGAAGCTATCAAATATGTTGAACAAAAAGAATCAGGTTCAGCTAGTCAGGCTCAACAAGATCGTAATGAATTAATGAAAAGACAAGAAACTATAGAATACGAAGTTATTATCAAAGCTGGTGAGAACAAATATGGTGAAGGTAATAAATTTTATTTAGATGGTGAACTATCTCCAAGACTTAGGATGCTTGAAGGTAATACTTACAAATTTGATTTATCTGATGCTTCAAATCAAACACACGCTTTAAGATTTTCTGTTACAGAAGATGGTGTGCATAATGATGGTGAAGCCTATACAAAAGGTGTTGAAATATCAGGTAAAGCAGGTGAGGAAGGTGCATCGATTTCAATAACTATTGATGCTGATACACCTGATCTATATTACTATTGTGTAAATCATTCAGGCATGGGCGGTAAAATATCTGTCCAACAAGTAGAAGATGAAAGGCAAGTATCTGATGCAGTAGAAAAAGGCTTGAAAGAAAAAGTAGCAGAACATAATGAAGAAGTTGGCAGTACAGCTTCAAAAAGAACAACTTATAGAACTTTACTTGCAGTTTTTGAAAGAGGTATAGGTGCTTATAACACCAATCCTGCTTCAGTTAGACCTAATGTCAGTTCACCTGAACAATGGGCATATGCAAGAGTAAACAGTTTTCTTTTCGCTTTGCGAAATGGAAGATTTCAGGGTGGTAAGCACGACACAGACTTACTTCCTGAAGGACATCCCTTATCATCAAAAAATGAGGAAAAATCTATGGAATATAAAGAAGATAGAAGC